CCATCCGCGGCCTCTGCCAATTGTGGATTTACACCACGTAACGCCAACCCAACACCACTAAAACCCCGATCGATATCGCCTGATTTTTCGGCTACCATCTCCATACGTTGGCCGGCATGTTGTGCGGCATCCGCCAATTGATCAAAATCACGGGCACCACGTTTGGCACCTTTTGCCATTTCCTGGGCGGCCTTTTTGGATGCGGTGGCACTTTGTTTGGCGGCCTTTTCGGCTTGTTTTAATTGGCGATCCAACGCCGCAACCATCTTTTTTGCCTCTTGTTTGGTTACGTTTGGTATTTGTTCAAGTTTAGATACAAGGTCTTTGATATTGGCCTTGTAACTGATCTCAATGCTTTTCTTTTCTTCAGCCATTACAACCGCCCGGTTAAATCATTTGCCAACGCCTTTACAACCTTGTTGGCCTGTTTACGCATTGGTTTTAATAGTGTTTCATCCGCAACGCGTTTGCCCTGGGGTGCAATAATTGAACCACCGGCTGCGTTTTGTGCATCCTCACCATATCGGATCATGTACGAATACGGCGCGGTATTCTTTAAATACACAACAACATTGCCGTTGGCATCCAAACGTTTGCCACGTACAAACATACGCCAACTATTTTTTGATTCATCCCGATAAAATGTAACCTTGCCGTTTTTCTCACGTACCGTTGGTTGGCGTTTGGGCCAATCCGGTATGGCGGCCTTTTCAATATCGGTTAGAGCTTGATCCATTATGCGGCTTGCATTGGGTGCAACGGTGGCCAACAAACCGGTAAACATTTGATCCAAATTGGTATCAAACTGTGCGGTTGCTTTACCACTTGTGATTTTATCGCCCATTGTGTGCCGCCCGTTGTTTTGCAATTACTCGATCTAATTGTAGCCGTTTTGTATCCGATATGCGCTTTTTGATTTGTTCGGGCGTTTCATTATGCAAACGGTATTCGGCTATGAGATCAACACGGGTTTTGGCATCTAATGTGTAAAACCAATTGGGGGGTTGGCCCCAATGGCGCGCCACCCGTAATGCCAATAAATCCAATTGGCCACGGGTGGTTACGTAAAATTTGCCGTGTCCTCAACTGCATCGTTGGTGGGTATTTGTTTTGTCATTGCGATCAAACACTCAACACCCATGTTGTAAACATCCCCAGGCGTAACACCCGAGCCCAACAACCGATCCATAATCGTATGGCCATACCCAACGGGATCGCCATCCGTAATACGATATGCCGGTAAACATTTGGCGTGATCAACACATACACCAATTGCACCGGCACATAAACGCGCCAATTGTGCCCGGTTAGGTTCGCCGCCCCAAATGGCGACAAAATCCCAACACGTTGCCATACTCGATGGCGTTACAATTTCGTGTTTGCCTAATTTGCCCAAATCCAACATTTTATGCCTCGTTGTTGTTGGTTTACGCTACGGTTGCACCACCGTAACAGGTAAAGTTGAGTGTAAACGAGCTGGGATCACCCTCGGAAAAATCCAACGCGCATACGCATTTTGCCAATGTAACCGTGTGATCTTGATCATCGCCAAAATCTGTACCCTCGGCAATGTATTTAATATCAATGGTGTAATGCTCAACATATGGTACACCACTTGTACCCGTTGATATGTTGCCATTGTATGCACCTGTTTTGTTGATAAAATCGCGAACCGATCCCAAATTAACGGCATCCGTAAATTGGCGAAAATGGAACGAAAAAGATCCGGTTATGGCCTGTTCATCTTGCCGGCGTATCGTGCTAAAGTTGCCACGATCCATTACCACCAATTCACTAAATTGTTGTGGTTGTGAGAAAGAAAAATTTCCATCCTCATATGCAATCTCTAGTACAACGGGTGTGCCGGTGGCGTCGAGTAGCTCGATCTTACCATCTCGTTTTGTTTTGGGTACTGTTGAATAGGCCATTTTAAATACCTTGGTTTGGGTTTATGGTTGTATTGTGTGTAAAGCGGTAAATTGTAATTGTACGATCATATATTCCTGAGAATCTACAACCGATCGGGTTGTACCATTATAACGTATTGTAAATGCGTTGTTGGTTGAATATGTACCCAATACGGCGTTTATTACTGTTTGTTCAACGTCCAACGTTTGATCGTAATCAGTTGGGTACACATCCAATGGCCGCAACCGGTGTGCAAACGATACAACAACATTTGTGGATGCGTAAACACCCACCACACGCCGTTGCCGTTCGGTTGTTGCCGTTGTGGAATCAACACCCACCACATACGATTTGTGGGCCACTGTGTTTTGTTGGCGGCCAAAATACGCCGGGGCCATTTTGGCCAAATTAAAACCGGCCAACACACCAATGTTGGTTGCAATCTCGGATCGCAGCTGTGCAAATGAAACGCCCATTACTTACGCCGCCCACGGAAATTGCCCAAACGGCCAGGATTACACAAATAGATTACCGGTTGTTTGGCAACCCGTTGATCTGGGTTATCGCTTGCACCTGTATGGTTGTGATCATATACAAAATTGATCTGTTTCCATTCGGTTTTGTATTGGGTGTAATGCTCGTTGGCCAAATCCAAATACCGGCCGTTGGATTGGCCCAAACTAGAGTGGAAATCACGAAATACATAATACAATGCAAGATTTTGATGGGCCGATCGGAATGCCTCAGCACTCATTACAAGGTATTCAAGGCCGCCACCCTCGTTGCGCATACGTTGTATCATGGTATACCATGCCTCATCAATATACGTTTGGTAACTGGTTAATGATGATGGGCGCAAATCGGCCAATTGTGAGTATGTACTAGTTAGATCGGCATCGGATACAACCGGATACAAACGGCGCAACACAACGGCACACATACGCCGGAATGTATACACACGGCCAACGATAGTTATTTTCCATTCCTGGATATACCCCTCACCCAATTGTTGGCCATCCAACAAATTAGTTGCGTGCGTGTATTCGGGAATGTTGCCGGGGTATGTACCCAATGCGTTATCAATTAGTTTTTTTTGTGTTGGATCCAACAATGTGTAACGCACCTCAGTTGGTGCAACCAACGCCCCATTGCGGTAAATCGGCAATTGCGATAATTGCGATTTACCACGCTCTAATAATTCGGGTACTTTGATTTGTGGGGCGTATGGGATATCACTCATTAGATCACCTTTTTGTACAACTCAATGCCATTGGTTTTGTAATCATTTAAAAATTGGCGCATTGCCACCAATTGTGCGTTTAAATCATCAATACGTTGTTTTATTTCCGGCAAATGTTGTTGGCGAATCAAACGATCCGGCCGCTTTTCAAAATCACGGATCAACAATTGCCAAAATTGCGGCTCTATGTGGCCCAACTCACCATTTGCCAACAACGTTACACACCATTTGTTGTAATCATTGCGATCGAATGTTTTGATCATGCGGTTCGCCAATACTCGAATATCTGTAAATCTATCGGCAAAATACTGGCCACCACGTGCGGGGTAAGCTCGTATGTAATCGTGCCGTTTTGGATCTAAATAGATCCAACCCTCACGTTGCAATTGCCCAATACGGTTGGATACATCTCCAATCTCACCACGGATTTGCCGCACACCGTTTACGCCTGGCCGTATTGTTTCAAACTCAACATTGGGTACAAACACACCAACGGTGGTTGTTTCTTCTTTATCTTTTGCTTTTCCAACGCCTTTTACCGTTTTGGTAACCTCAAATGTTTGCCATACCCAATTGGCCGGCCACCATTTTGCAAACATGGGGTAATTTGGCCGTGTTGGTAATACCATTTGCGCGTTGTGGGTGCTTTGTGGGGCCCACGGTTGTGCCTCTGTTTTGTAATTCATTGTGATACCTCGTTATGTTTGTATGTTGCATGTTAAATGGGTGGCCACCAATTGGCAACCACCCAAACAACATAACAACAATTAGAAATTAATCGTTTAGGCTCAACAGTTTAACACCGCGATCTGAGTCTACCACGCCCATACCCAGATAACAGTGGCCAACTATCGATGTCAATGCGCGAGTTGCATCTCGATCCATTTCGATCAAAACATCGCCCATATCCATTGATTCAGCAGCACCAACCAACGCGGCCGGTTTACCTGTTGCAAATCCAATGGCACCAGGTGCCCACAATGCGCCAACGTGGTTACCGCCACTATCTGTGATGTGTGATGATGTATAGATATCAACGCCTAAATAAGAACCTTTATATCCTGGCCCTTT